GCAGCAGCAAACAAAGCACACGACGAATACAGAAAGGCTATGGGATATGACCAATAAGTTTCAAACAGCAATGGATTTCGTTGCAGACCTCAACAAGTCACACGGGGTTATGCAGCGCGGTGGTAAACAATACACAGAAGTCGCAAAGCGCGTAGAGGCGTTCCGCACTGTGTTTGGCGGTGAGTACGGTATTGATACTGACATTATCCACAATGACGGTCAGACAGTTGTAGTCAAAGCTACAGTCAAAGACAAAGACGGTTTTATTGTTGGGTCAGGCTTGGCAGAAGAAATCCGTGGATCGTCAAACATTACAAAGACATCTGCTGTAGAGGTATGCGAGACATCAGCTATTGGACGCGCTCTGGCATCTATGGGTATGCATGGCGGTCAGTATGCATCTGCCAATGAGATGGAGGGTGTAAAGCGTAAAGAGCAGGCTATCAAAGCCTCTGATGTAGCACCCAAGCCAGCAATGGAACTTGACCTCGCCGCGCGTATAGATGCAGCATTGACGTTCTATGAGAACTGCGATGCAAAGCGGTTCGCGGATAATGAGAGCCGCTATAAGAAACTAATCAACAGCCCTGACTTGTCAGAGCCACAATATGAACAGCTTGTTGAAGCACACGACAAGCGCAAAACGGAGCTAATGGTATGAAAGTATGCACTATTATCGGGCGTGTCACCAAAGACAGTCAAATTCAACAGAACGAGAGAGGGGGATTTCTCAAGTTTTCAGTCGCAGTTGACGATGGCTATGGAGCAAATAAAGGCACGATCTTCTTTGACGTTGACTATAACCGAACAGGAATTGCCCAGTACGTTACGAAAGGGAAACAAGTAGGCGTATCAGGTGAGCTAAAAACCCGCGAGTATAACGGTAAAACCTACATCAGCATTCGCGCTAATGACGTTAAGCTGATCGGCGGTGGTCAGCAGCGTGGGCAAGTATTGCACACTGAGCATGAACCCCAGCGCATGGCAGAGGGTCAGACCCTTAATGAACAAGCGATGGACGATGAAATACCGTTTTAAGAACAGAAGTCAGATAACGTATATTTAGCGGCATGGGTTAGCTGCACTAAAACCGCGCGGCGTTATCTGATCACCACGCCCTCTGGGGGAAGGGTTCTGTAAATCCCCCACTCAACACAAGAGGTAAACAATGGCAATAGATATACAAAGATACGATGTAGTCCAAGTTGTTACAGCAAAAGATGGGACGATGATGACGCTGGAAGAATTTGAGGAACAGCGGGAGCCTGTTGCGTGGCAAGAATATCTGTCACTCCGTGCAATCAATGCAATCAAAAACACCTTTGGTTCAGCAGTAGACCTAAACGACAACGATTATAGAAACTGGGTTGCAAAACATAATTGGATGAAAGTACCTAATTGTGGACGCAATACATACAAAGAAATCATGGGTTTGATTGAACAATTTTGGCCTTGGCAAGAAAGGCATGGGCAAGGGGTAAAGCCACGCAAGCGTTTTGCAAATGTAGACCAAGCAAAAATAGACAGAAACAAAAAAATATTTGACGATAGAGTTTCTGGTATGACGCTGAAAGCAATAGGTGAAAAATACAATCTGCATCCAGCAACAATCAGAGTTATATGTTATCGCATTGAAAAGTACGGCGATTTGTATCTTAAGGTGCATGAATTTGATGACTAAGTTACAGATGGAACTGAGGAATGGGCGCTTAGTGCCTGTTTCTCAATATGACGCAGAACGGATGGAAGATTACCCACAAGGCGCGCTGTTTAACCTGTCGCCTACTGGCAAGCGATCTAACCCGCATCACAATCTGTATTGGTCTACGCTGCGCAGGGTGGCTAGGGATACAGGCAAATGGCCTACAGAGCATCACCTGCACGATGAACTAAAGATTGCCTGCGGATATGTGCGGATCAAGTTGTCTGCGCTAAACGGTGAACTGGTGAACATACCTGACAGCATTAGCTTTGATAAGATGGATCAGAGAGAGTTTAACACGTTCTTTGAATTGGCAATGACTAAGCTGGCAGAGGGAATAGGCTATGACCCAATTGAAAGTTAGTTTGTCTTTAGAGGAAATGTTGCAGTGTAAACAGGCATCTACTCTGCGATGGCAATTAGCCAGAGCAAGTGGCGTAGAAAATCAACGAAAAGACCAAGGCAGAAATGATAATGATGTTGACTATTTAGGCATAAAGGCAGAGCTGGCTGTGGCTAAGGTTCTTGGCTGTAATTACAACGTATTTCAGTTAGGCGTAGATGATGGTTCAGATATGTTTTTAGGCGATATAAGCATAGATGTTAAAAGTACATTTCACGAACATGGTAAATTGCTCTTTAAATCTTTGGCTTCTTTTAAAGCCAGTTGCTCCATTTTAGTAACAGCTACTGAAAAAGATAATGTCATGTCTGTTGTTGGGTACATACCTAGAAAGCAGTTTCACATAGAAGCAAAAGAAGATGATCTTGGTCATGGCCCTTGCATGACAATGGAACAGATAAGACTGCAACCAATAGAAAGCCTTTGGAGAGTTTATCAAGAAATGAGGTTTAAAAAATGAGCAACATTCCACACGCCAGAAAGATACTTGAACAGCTAATGAAAGATTTAGAGGGTTTTGAAACAGACCTGATGCACATACGCGCGTCTGTCAAATCTGCGCTGCGCCACATGTACCGTGACAGGCATAAACCCATTAAGGGCAAGAGAACATCTAACCGCATGACTGCTAATTTGCGCGACCAAATCAAATCAATGTGCAAACAAAATCCCCAAATGCATACCCGCGATGTTGCAGAAAAGCTAAACATAAACCAAGGGCGCGTGACAGAAGTTTTGGCAGGTAAGTATGACGAACTTAGCTAAACGCCCACCTCTGGGTCTAAAGAAAGACAAGCCTCTACGCAGTAAGAAAATGCTAGAAAAGGTGCGAGAGCTACCTTGCGCAGTATGCCAAGCCTACAATGAGGTGCAGCTATCACCTACAACAGCGCACCACCCGATCCATGACCGCTATGGCGTATATAAGCGCGGCGACGATTGGGCTATTCCTTTATGCGATGGGCATCATCAGGGAAACTTTGATGACAGCAAGCAGGCCATTCATAAAGACAAACGCGCGTGGCGTGAGAAGTACGGCCCTGATTGGTCTTATGCGCCATTTGCAGAAGGAGAGAACAATGAGTAATCGCATGTCAGGGAAAGACATAAACACGATGCTGCGCATGTATGAGCGAGGTGAAACCGCAAAAGCCATTGGTCAAGAGTTAGGACGATCACCTAGCGTAATAAGCTCAACTCTCGCGCGTATGAAAAAACAGCTTACGTCAAGGGACTTGTCACCAGAAACAAATCAACTGATACACCAAGCCCAAGAGGAATTTATTGCTGCGTGGCGGCAATGGAAGAAAACCAACAGCATGGAAGATTTACTCGCCTTCATCAGTCCAAGACACTGACACATAAAGCACTGGCCCACGATCAGGATGACAGTACGTCTTTTTGACCTTCATGCTAGTGACCTGCTTGTCATCAGCAAAGATAGTGCCTGAGAGGCCATCTAAAGCGATCTTAGCAATGTTATCCACATCTGGCTTGGTCATGGGGCTTATCGCACCATACTCTGCCTCTAGGCGCTTTATCTTAGACCATGACTTTGGGATGTCCATGAAAGCAATGATCTCAACCGCCACTGGCCTCAGTGTCTGGTCAATGTTGTGCTTTGCCATCTCGGCCCATGCCGCTGCATGAATACGCCGCTCATACTCTTTGGTCTTCTGCGGTGTGTATGTGTGTCCTACTTTAGTAAACCGTGGCCTGCCTTTGCCAATCGGTTGCCCTGATATTTCCAGTTCTATTTCGTACATGCCCGATCCTTTGTGTAAGAACTGCTGTCAGTTAATACCTTGACTTCACTTTTTTGCAAATACCCCCTTGCAATGTATCACATAAGCGACTATTATATGTGTATGTTAAACATAAACGCCAACTCACGGAGGTATCCTATGGCACATTCTCTTTCTTTTCTTCTTTCTTCTGAGGCAGCTACTGCGCGTATGGCAGAGCGTAAGCCAGCTTTCGTTGTTCACGCGGAAGTTACACCTAGCTCTGATGAGCCAATGGTTGAGCTAGACGCAGATAACCGCAATCATGCGTATGATGTTGCGCGTACTTGGTTGACTAACGGACGCGCGGTCAGCGCAGGCATCCGCAGAGTTCGCGTTGACGGTACGCTTGGCGAGGCAGACATTCTTGATCTGTCTGACTTTGAAGATGATCTTGCTGAGGAAACTCAGTCTAATCTTAACCGCGTCATGTCACAGTACGGCTTGGCATTCTAATCAACGGGGGCTACAGCCCCCACCAACACGGAGCAAACCAATGAAAACATTAGTAGCAAGATCATTCTCTACCAAAGAGTACACGCTAGAACAGATCAAAGAAATCATGGAACAGGAGGCTAACGCAGCACTAGCGCGTAAACATATCCAACGCATTGATGAGACGATGCAGCAAATTGTTGCTCAACAGAAGGAACAGAAGTAATGGGATTTTTTACACTAGGCCGCACAACGCACCACGCATTCACAACAGTAACCATCAAGGGCGTGGAAATTGAGATTGTCATTGAGGGATCACTAGACCACGATGAACACTACTTTGAACTGGACACGGTTTACCTACAGGAGCCACGCGCTAAGACCAAAGACA